TCTTTACCAGTAGACACAACAGCGTCTCTTGACACACAACCTACGTTAGATATAGTGTCTGACAAGACCATAGTAGCCGGATCGTCTGCGCCTGAGTAGATAACTATAGAGCTACGACCAAAGATGACTAGGAAGCCGTTGTGAGCCGCTAGAGCAACGATAGTGTCATACCCTGTAGGCCACACCTTAGTAATATCTATTGAGCCTGTAGAGCCTCCTGTCCAATGTGAGCCGTTTAACAGATCAGACCAATAGATAGTAGATTTGTTGTCCGTAAAGTCTGCCACCCAAAGACGACCGAACGCAGCAAGACACTCGTTACCTTGAGGTGGCGTGCCTGTGGAGTGTCCGTGATCTGACATAGGGTCAAACACACCTGTGCTATCTTTGTAAACTAGCGGCTCGTATCCCCGCTGAAAGAAATACATTGAGTCGTTGAAGTTAACCATCTTCCAATTGTTATCGGTAATGGTATATCCCGCAGGTGTCAGGTCAGTTAGCGTGGTAGTACCGGAGAAGACTTTGTTGTTTCCTGCCGAGAAGAAAATAGTATCTCCGTCATTCGCAACAAACTCCCCCATTGATTCGATTCCATCAGAACTGCCTAGCACCGCAGCCCCGTTAGTAGAGATCATCTCATAACCCTTACGAGAGGCAACTCTGCCTTCTTTGTCAATTACACAGTTATCTGCTACAGCAGCAAAGCTAGGCTCTTGCGCTAACGGCGCATCTTGTGTGTTGATGCCTGCAAAGCCCGGAGCTGTAATTGTAATGCTCTGTAGTTGTTGAGCCATTAGAGTTCCTTATACAGCAACAAATGTGGTGTCTTCTGCATACTTGTTAGCGTCAAACGCTACAGCATCAGACAACGTAGCATCAGCTATAGCAAACTGTTCTGCTGCTGACTGCCCACCTGTTTCGCCACGCTCACGTAACGCCATAGCTAAACCAAGCTGCAACACAGGGTTGTATGGCACTTTTAGTACATCAGCGTCTGCTGTTAAATCAGCCTGTCTAGCAAACGCATCAAAAAACAAACTGTAGATGTTGTCTGGCTGTGGATACACTTGTACAGTAATGTCGCCATTAGCGTCTGTACCAGTAAAAGCAAACTTAGAAGGAGAACCAGAAGTAGGCGTCATTAGTTTATAATACCTGTTCATCTCTGTTCTGTTGCTAGTAGTAAACCTAGTCTTGCTTGTTGTGTTCAACGCCTCTCGTACTTCTACTTCTTGTCCTGCGTTTGTTAGAGGATACACAGACGTACCGTTAACTGTGTCAAAGTCAATAGAAACACGTAAAGCAGACCAACTGTGTGAGTCTTCTACAAGCTGTTTAGCGTCATTAACAAAGTCGCCAATCAAAGCTGAATAGCTTGTTTCAGCTACAGTGTCTACTTGGTTTTCACGCAGCCTGCGTAGAACACTGTTTACTAGTTCTAAATATGTCATCCTAGTTTCCTATGTATGTAAAAACAGCGCCTATGCTTGCAACAATTACTATCCAGATTAGCCGCTCTGTTACTCTTGTACTAACCATGTGTTCAGCTAAAATGTCCATCTTATCTTCTATAGCGTCTACTTTAGTCTCAATATGTGACTGCCTATTAAACACAGTGACAAGTCTTTCTTCAACACGCGCTAAGGACACGATAGCTTCTTGTAATGTGTCAATCTTCTTTTCTACTCTGCTTAAGCGGTCTTCCATTTTTTAACTACCTTTTTAAACTGCTAAGGTTCTACAGGCCATGTAACTTCGTTAGGAAAGCCTTCTTGACCTGTAATGTCACGCAACGCCTGTCTATAGGTAGCCATATCGGTTGCCATAGTTACGTCAGACATTCCTGTCCAATCAGTCTCAGCAAGTTTGGCATCACGAGTAGTTCGGACACCTGCCGCAGCATCAGCATCGAGCCTTGCCTGATAAGCCGTCTCGTGTTCAGCCTTAGTAGTAGTAACGCCATCTTCTGTGGTGTCGGCAAACATATCTGTTTCTATGTAAGCCTCAACCCAGTTACCGTTCGCGTCTTGAACCGCACCGTTGCGACCTACTTGCTTGTAGGCTGCGCTTGGCTCAGGCTTAGGAGCTGCGAGTACAGGGTCTATGCCAAGAGCTGAGCAGACGTTAGCGTCCCACACTCGTGGTAGTGATGTGTTGTTGTGCATTCTCCTGACTTCGCCTTGAGTTTTCAGCTCGCCAGTTGATTGAATACGAAATTCCATTATGTCACCTATGCTATTGCTAAGAATATGTAAGTGCCTGCTGTAAAGCTCGACGTTAATGTAAACCCACTAGATAGCGGGTCAATGTAGTCTGTGTTAGTGACTTCTGCGGATGATACGTTCCAACGTACATAAGGATCATCACCTGACACGATTCCTCTCACGCTGTCCCAGATGAACCAATCGCCAGAAGCATCTGTACGCTTCGCCATCACGAATCTAGCACCCGCCGAAAACCCGCAATCAACATTTGTTGTTCCGGAATGAACGACAGAGCCTACTTTGCTTACTCCTGCTAGTGTGGCGAAGAGGTAGGCTATGTATGTCCCGCCATTTGTATTTACATAGCTCCAACTACCTACGGTAAAATTAGTAGCTGTTGGAGCAGTATCACGCCAAGCGTCATCAAAATTTACTGCGGCGTCATTCGTATTCAGCTTTATCATGTAGTCTTGCGGTGAAGACGTATAGGGTACTTGGCAAATCCAATCACTGTTTCCGTCTCTTCTTTTAACTATTATAAATTCTGGAGCAACTGTAAGATTGTGTGCCATTGCCTGACTTGAAGCACCATTACCAGTATAGGCAACCACATCAAATGCACCTGTGGCGCGGGAAAGCATATAAGAGATATAGGTGTCTCCGTTGCCATTTACATCGCCATTAGTTCCCAACAGCACTCCGTTATTATAATCAAGACCTTTTATTCCACTGGAGTCAGTTCCTTCTGAGAAATCACCGTTTGAAACTAGCTTTCGTCCTGCGCCTTGCAGTCTACCTGTCCAAGTCCAATCACCGCTTGTTCTTCTTTTGTTGAAAGCTAAATCCACAACTGAACTGCTTGTTAAGAACTTATCTGCTCCAGTGCCTGTATATGCAACCGTACTAAGAACCTCAGTCCCAGACTCGGGAGTCTTCATTGGTCTGCGGATGGCTATGTAGATGTAGTTACTGCCTCTATTCACTCTGCCGCTAGAAGTGTTTAACTTAAAACCTGTTGCTTGAGGCAATACCTCTGGAGAAGCTGCTGCTATTGATTCTGCGTCAGAGGCATTTGGTCGCAAGTGTTGATCCATCGTCCCATTACGCATCATGTCGTATAAAGACCACGAATTTCCTGACATATCAGACTCTTTTATAAGAACCCACTGTGGTTCAAATCCAAGAGTTACGGTTGGGCCATCTGCACTGTTATTACCAGTATAACTCCCACACTTAATAATACTCTCGTCACCATCGTCACCAAAGCCTCCTGCGTCTGAGGCGAATAGGTAGGCTACGTAGGTCACACCGTTTGCGTTAACATCTGTGCTAATGCTAAAGACTGAATCAGTTGGCGTAGTGTCATTCCATATATTATAAGTTGCTGCGGCAGCAGTGGTTTGTAATTGAACATATTGTGTTGCGCCTAATGATGCGTGGTAAGTCCTCCATCCAGAAACATTGGAAGAACTTTTTACAGTCATAAATGCCGGAACAGACCCAAGACTATGGGCTATAGTTCTAGAACTTGCACCATCCCCAGTATAAGTCACAACATCAAAGAACTTCTCAGCCTTGCGGAATGTCCATGAGGCGTAATCAACTCCGCTGTCCCAGTAAAAGTCAGAAAAACCTGTAGAGGTAAAATCGAGAGGTTTTGTATCTTGAGCGTTGGTGTTGTTTGAGCTAATCCTGTTATTTGCTCCACGCTCTGTATCGTATAAATCATGGCTTCCGCCCGCACTTCGTTTTTTTACCCAAACCATTCCACCTTCACCGTCAAGGTCAAGGCCATTATTTACCGTAACGGCTGCGTTAGTTCCAGTAACAAGATAAGTCGAGAAGACATCCTCAACGTACAAGTTGTCACCACCTGCATTACCCGCAGCCGCCGTTAGAGCTTTCGCTAGTTTGCTCATGCGTTACTCCTAAACGTAGCTGCCAGTGTATGCACCGTAGAGTACGGAGGAGACTTTCCAGAACACCAGTGTGTCCTTAGCAGTCAGCGTAGGAGCGACATTGCCGCCAGAGGTTACCCAAGTCATTGTAGGCCACGTTACTGTGTAACTAGCACCTGCTTCGAGCTGTAGGACGATTGCGTCACCAGAGGTTAAAGAGTCTGTGAAGGTCGTGTTAGCTGCGAGAGTCTTCGTCTGTACTGCGCCGTTGGTAGCGTCAAAGGCTGTGCCTGACAGAGCGTAGACAGTGTCTCGGATGGTCTTGTTGGTAAGCGTGTTAGTGCTTGTCGCTGTAAGGTAGCCGCCTACGTCAATCAAGTACGCAAGGCTAGACCACGCTGTAGAACCGTCACCAATCTTAATTTTACTTGTGTCTGTTTCTGCGCCTAGCTCACCTTGAGCCAAGACAGTGTTGGCAGAAGTCCAGTTAGAGGCAGTGTCGCGCCTAATTTGTATTAGATCAGCCATTAAGCTGTACCTCCATTGATGGTTTGTGGTGCGGTATAGGTACTGTTGGCAAAACCGCCATCAGCATTATTGATGTTGAAGTTGTTTGTCGTGACCGGAGCAACTTGTTGCCAAGCACTGCTCGTGTAAACACGCATTTCAGGCACAGTAGTGTTGTAGTACAAAGCGCCTGTTAAAAGAGCATTACCGTCATTATCTACACTAGGGTTAGACGACTTGCTACCGAGATAACGGTCATCAAATTGATCGTATAATGAAGCTGCCGAACTAGCCGAACTAGCTGCTGCTGTAGCTGAGTTACCTGCGTTTGTAGCAGAAGTAGCTGCGCCACTAGCAGAGGTAGAAGCGTTAGACGCTGACGTCGCTGCTGCTGCGGCTGATGTAGCTGCCGAGGTAGCACTGCCTAGTATCGAGTCTGTGTAGGCTTTTGTGGCTACGTCTTGAGCAGCAGTAGGGTCACCTGCTCCTGTGATCTTGTTAGTACCCATCGCTAGAGCGCCAGACATTGTACCGCCTGTCAGGTTTAGCTTTGTCGCGAGGGATGTGTTGATTTCTGTCTTAGTGAAGACATCTGTTAATCCGTAACCACTAACAGTAGTAGGGTTAGTACCGCCTGTAATACGACCATAGGCATCTGTAGTTACTGACCTGTATGTAGCTGCTGTAACACCGCTTGTTGCTAGGTCTATGTTATCTGCATTCACTACTATTCGCGAAGCAGCGGCAGTACCGACATCAAGCGTGTTGCCTGATTTGGTCATACCTGCACCTGCAATAACCTGACCCGCTCCTGAGAACTGAACCCAAGTAACTGCTGTGCTACCTAACGTACCACCTGCCACTATAGAAGCTACGAAGCCATTGTTTGCATTAGCTGTACCGTCTTCTACAAAGCTATAAGCATTGACTAACTCGTCCCAAGTATTTGCGTCTGCGGAACGCGCCCATCCACTAGCTGCTGCAACGTAAATACCATTCTCTTCTGCGCTAGTTTGATCTTTAACTAATACACGATCACCCGCTATAACAGACACACCGTCTATAGTCTGTGCGCCACTTAGCGTAATGTTGGCTGTAGTACCTGCACGACACGATGCCTTCGCGTCCAATCCTTGTACAGAGTTGTCTACATATATCTTAGTGGCTGCGTCTTGTGCTGCGGTAGGATCAGCCAAACCTGTAATCTTAGCCGCACCCATAGCGATAGCACCTGACATAGTACCGCCAGACAGATTTAACTTAGTGGCATCTGCTGTATCTACATAGCCTTTGGTAGCTGCGTCATTAGTGTTAGTAGGAGACGCGAGGTTGGTGATGGTTGCCGATGTTCCGGCATTCATGTCTAAGCCACCGTTAATAGTGACGTTAGTAAACGTAGAAGTACCTGATGAGGCAGTCACGTTACCAGTGACATCACCTGTCACGTTGCCAGTTACATTGCCTGTAACAACGCCTGTAATGTTACCTGTGACGTTACCTGTGACGTTACCTACTACGTTGCCTGTCAGACCTCCTACAAAGCCTGAAGTAGCCGTTACTGTGCTACCTCGTACCGTAGATGCGGTTGTAGCACCGATGGGCGTAGAGTTAATTGTGCCGCCTGTAACAACTGCGTTGCTAGATGCAAAAGTACCGTTGGCTGTTAGAGTGCCTGATACAGTCGCAGTAGTGGTTGTAATGGTAGAGGGATTAGTGCCTAGCTCTACAATAGCGGCAGACGCATTCTCTGTGAATATACGCTTGTCAGTTACATTGACCGCAAGCTCGCCTTTAACCAAGTCACTCGTAGTTGGTACGGCTGAAGCGGTTGAGCTGTTCTTGGTTACTATGACTGTCATGTCTATGTCCTGTTAGTTACCATTTTTCTTTGTTAGCCCAGTAGGCCGCTGATGTTTTGCCTTTTGCTATGTTCTTAGCATGGCGAGCTTTAAAGGACTTACGCCTTGCCTTCTCTGCTGTTGTTGTTGGGTTTTTGCCTGCTCCTGAGACACCTTGTTGACCAAAACGAATGGTCTTAACTGTGTCGCCTTCTTTAGCCAATACAACGTGGCTCTTTGTAGGATGGTTAGGAGTACGTTTGGGCTTATTATACCCACTCACACCTAATTTGGTCATTCTAGGGTCTTTTTTACTCATAAAGAAAAGGAGAGACAGCTCCGAAAAACTGCCTCCCCAACTCCTATCTAGGCATTTACGTTCATGATAAATGCAGAATCAGGACGGAGTGCTTTCACACCGTACAGCTGATCGGCAGTATACAAGTTGGCAAGCCACTCTTGCTTGTACTGCGTCTGCGAACGAACACCCATCTGCTCCGCTAACACGAACGTGTCTTTGTGGAGGAGCAATGCAGCTTTGAGTTCGCCACCCGCTGTGTTGTCACTTGCTGTTTCAGAAACAGCGCAGTTGGTAGATACAAATACGTCAATGCCGTACAGGTTACCAATCTTGCCATTCTCTACAGGTGCGCCACTAACAAAGTCAGAAGACACGTAACGATCAACACCCATAATTGCATTACGCAATGAAGGCGGTATTACAAAGCAACGGTTATCAAAAGGAACGTCTGCATCGTCCATCTTTTGAATCAAGTCACGGAAACACGCATCAGTAAAGACATCTGCTGTTGTAACTGTGTCTGTAGCATAAGCAGTAAGACCTGTAGACGCATCACAATAGAACGAAGCCGTGTTAACGTAAGAGTTTTGTGCGTTACCTAAGTCTTTTGCAAGTGCGTGTAGATCAGTGTCTACTTGACGAGCAAGTGCATAACCTGCGTCACCAGTGTAGAACTGACGTAGGCTAGACAAAGCCTGTACTTCAGTAATGTCTTCGATAAGACGTGAATACTCAAAGTGCTTGTCAATGAGTACAGGTACGTTGCCTTCAGTGTTGCCTTGGATACTAACGGCAGTGCCTGAAGTCTTAGCTACAGCTTCGCCACGAACAGGAGCAGGGATATTGATAGTATCGCCTTTCTTGCCTGTCATGCCCATCTTCTTAACTAGGTTAGCAAGTACGAGACTCTTCTCATACGCTGCACGTACCTCATCACTCCAAATCTCTGGAATAAATGTTGCTGCTTTGGTGTTATTTACAACACCGCCTTGAGCGGGATATACTGATGTAGTCATCTTATTTCTTCCTTAGTTATTTAATCATTTAACGCGCCCCTCTTGATAAGCCACCATTATTTCATCTGACATGGCTGAATATCTATCAGGGTCGTTTTTCATTAGTTTAATAATGTCTGCACGCCTAAAGATTTTCTTACTATTTGTCTGCGTTCCTGAAGCTCCTCCGGTAGATGCACTCTTAACGGTAGCATTTCTACTAGACTTCTCAGCATTTACAGTTTGACCAATCAATGCTTTACGATCTTTCCACAGACTGAATATCTCGTCAGCTGCTTCATAATCAAAGTTTCGATCAGCTTGTTGCAACAGTTTAGTCCTAAACGAACTCTCACCAACCCAACTAACAAAAGCAGAGTCTTGCAACACTTCAGCCATATCAGGGTGTTTATCCTTTAACATAGCTTGTGCGCTTGACTTCTTCATATCCGTAGAAGTTCTTTGAGCTTCTCGGACAGCAGGGTGATTGTCTATTGCTTTCTGTATTGCCTTTTCAGGATCAGAAAAGTAATCAATCTCTTCGTCTACAGGTTCTTCTTTACTTGAGGATTGTGACATTACAAACTCATCAACAACCTTGCGTAGCTCACCTACCTCACCACTCTGACGACCAAGCATACGCTCAGCCTCTTGGTGCATTTGTACAAGCTCAGCAGCACTCTTGTTGCGATACTTGTCCGGTACGTTGTCTTCTTCACTAGGTTGCTCTTCCGAGGCTAGTGCGTCTAACTGTTCTACGTTGTCGTCTTCTTGTCGTCCTGTTTCTTCATCTATCAGTGTAGCCATTATTAAAACTCCGTGATTAAATCATTATGGAGATTGATGGACTTGTGAGGCTCTTACGAGTTGTCCTCACGTTTTTCGCGTCTAATTTGATCTTCTCTATTCTTTGCCCACTTCATAGTAGACCCCGGAAAATGTCCTGATATAGGGTCTAGTGTGCATTGAACAGCGGAAACCATCTTAGTCGCTGTTTTGCCGCAGGTAGAACACTCTGTTTCCCTTACCTCTTCGTCAATAAAGCGCTCAGTGACGTGTTGGTCTGGGCAGAGAAATTCATAGATACGCCTAGTCATCCTGCGCTTCCTCTTTAAGAACATCTAAAGTTGAATCTACCGTATGTGGCAAGTTCAGTATTAGATTTGCTATGTTCAGCTGTCCCTTCTTATAATAAAGGTCTTCAATGCTACTAACAGCATCTATGCCCTCTATTGCGTCTGTAAGAATGCTAATTTCTTTGTGTACATTCTTCCAACCGTCTGTAAGCAGCATATCTTGTATCTGCTCGTAATGTAGTACATCTGCCTCATTCATATTGTTTTCCCTCGTTAGGACAATAATGCTTGACTTCACATGGCGTATGTGATATAGCGCCGGACTATACCACAAAGTCAGTCAAATGTCAAGTCTTTTTTGAGCTTTCTTTCTTAGCAGGTTTAGCTGCTGCCAGAGCCTCTTCAAGAGCTGTAATACGCTTCTCCATACGGCTATAGGCTGCATTTACTTGCTCTACTACACTCTCTAGCTCTTTATTGCTGACCACGTTGGTTCTCCTTGGCTACCTCTAGCCCTAGTTTTTTCTCATCAAGCGCCAAACTTGCTAGTTTCATACGCTTTTCAAAGTCTTTATCGTCTTCAGTAGAAGACACACTAGACGCTACAGCTTTAATACGATCTGTCTCAAGCTCTACAGGGATGCCACGAGCTTCTAGTGCTATCTTCTGCGCTCTAGCGTTAGACTCTGCTGCCTGAGCGCTTAAAGCGGCTGTCTGGCTGTTCTTAAAGGCTCTATCTTCTTCTGCCATAGCCTGCTGCATCTGCTGCTGCTCTGGATTAGGCTGCTGTGCCTGTATCATGGTCTGTATTAAATCTTCACGGTTAGTGATGTTCATGTTATCAATAACAGATTGCAGGATAATAGGATACACAGGGCTATCTTGCGGCATAGTCTGTAGCAGCTGTACTAACTGAGCTACTTCGTACTCACGCGCAACAATACCTAGCGTACTAGTGGCTATAAACTTGTAATCATTGACAGGGAACAGCTCAGGCTCAAACTGCATATAACGCCACGCAGCTTTTTCAACGAAAGGCATCAAAAATGACTCTTGAAAGTTAACTAATGTGCGTTTTTGACGCTTGATAATGCCGCCCAAGCTCATAGAGCTGCCTGCTGACGTTGTACCGCCACCATTCATAGCCTGTTGAGCTGTGTCTACACTGCCTGTAGCAGCCTGTACCATGCGTTGTAGCGAGTCTGCCTGTGCAAACGTAATCTGACTAACTTGTCCGAAGTTAAACGGATGCAATACTTCAGCAGGGTTGCCATTTGTCAGCAGCAGTTTGCCTGCTTTGACTTCTGGTCTAGTGCCACGAGGCATTCTAGTAGCGTCCATAGCAAGCATAGGATGTACAGTGAGGGCTAGAGCGTCAATACGAGCGCGTAGCTCAGCATCTAACGCCTTCTGGCTGTTAAAGCCTTTCTCACACACACCCATACCCCAGAAACGGTTAGGTACAACGTCCCAAGGGAAGGCTACAACAGGACGATCTTCCATCATGTACGGAGACGCTTCTGCCTTTAGCAGCTTACCGCCGTTAGCAATAACGACAATAGCCTCTACGTAGTAGCTATCTCGACCTTCGTCATCTTCGTCACTGTCAAAGTTAACCATTTCATCTTCAGGATCAAAGGCATTCTCTAGCAACTGGCGTGGTACTAATCCGTAGTACTTAGTCAACCTAACTTTATCTTCTGGCTGCTGCCACAACTCTTCGTCAGGCTCTATATCAAGGTCAGGCGCTGCACGACCAATGTGACACTCCTTGTAAACACCTTCTTCTTGCAGTTGCTCTACCATGTGCGTAGAGACAAACTCGTCAATAGCCACGCCTACAGCAGACTCAATGTCTGTTGCTACAGGGTCTATAAGAAAGTTCTGTGGCTGTACAGGACGCAGTTTAACTACAGTGCGGTCACGGACGTTAACGCCTACAGCTGTCATTGCTCCGTCCATTACTGGCTCTGTTGCCGGAACCATCTCTTTCTTTTTCTCTAGTACAATCTCTCCAATGCCTGTTCCGTACACAGCAGAGTTTATTAGGCACTCACCTACAGCTTTTCTAATTTTATTCTTAGTAAACTCTTGAGACAGCGCCTCACGTAAGAAGCGTACATCACCTCTATCTGAGTCGCCCATGTCATCTTCTATGTCAAAGAACTTACCACGACCAAACGTAGCTTCTTCAATATCAGCTACGTTGTTCTCAACAGCTTGTAGCAGGGCAGGGCTGACAATCTTGCTACGCTCACTTTCTCGTGTCTTGTCTTCATCTGCCCAAATACCACGCCACATACGATAGTATTCATCAAACTTCTCATCGTAGTTGCTTTCATAATACTCACGCCAATCCTGTACTTTGTACATAACCCAATCTTCTAGGCTCTCTTCAAGCAGGTTGTCAGTATCTTCGTTATAGTCGTACATATTAATATCCTGTGTAAGAGTCAAGAGATTCTTCGTAGTCTTCTATTTGGTAGCCCCAATCGTAAGCTACGTTAGCTAGTTGATCTATGTAAGCAAGTGAGTCAATAGTGTCATCATGTACTAAATGGTTTGGGAACTGAAACAGCTCATCCATGAATTGTATGTTCCATTCTCCTTTGTTAAGCGTTATATGACCATTCTCAAAGCGTCCTTGTAGCGCCCACATTATCCTGTCAGTCTTCTTCTTGTTACCGTGACTCAACTCCTCAACTCTAAAGTATTTGTTGTAGCGTCTCATTAAGTCCGTTATAGGCGACATTACAGCCTGCCTACTAATACCTTTCTCAATACCAACTGCTATAGGATAGTTTTCTTTAACAGCGTCAAAGATGCGTTCAGCAGTCTCGTCAAGAGTCCACCTACCTATTATTATTTCTTTGACCCACCACCCATGTTCACTAACTTTAACTACTGCTATAGAGCTGTTGTCTAACCTCTTGTTGCTCTTCTTCCCTACCTCTTCAAAGCCTGCTAAGTCACAAGCTATGTAGTAGTCACCGCCTGACGGTTCGTCTTCGTCAAACTGTACCCACTCTTCTTTAAACATCTCAGAGCCACGAGCTTCAAAGGAAGCCATAAACTCTTGCCTAAAGGCGTAGCTAGATAGTGTACGTTTAGCACTGTCTATCTCTGTAGGGTCTATTAGAGGGTTGTCGTAGCTTGTAAAGTGCCACGCATTGTAGTCCTCTAGCTTACCTGCTGCTGCTTCTGAATACAGATCGTAGAAGTGGTTACGACCCATTGGCGTACCAATAAACAACGCCTCACCTTTCAAGTCAGACAAAGCAGGACGTAGAATCAACTCCCACACTTCTGGTTTAAAGTCAGCAAACTCGTCTAGCACAACGTAGCTCAGACTAACACCACGCATAGTCTCTGGTCTGTCTGAACCCTTTAACGAGATGGTAGCGCCGTTAATGAGCTTTAGCGTTAGATTGTTAACGTGGCTGTGGGCTATAACACCCTGCCCCAACTCTAACAGCATATCCCAGATAACATCTCTAGCTTGTCCTTGCGTAGGCGCAACGTAAAAGACTTTACCGTTCTTAGACGATAAAGCCCTAACAAGCAGTAATGACGCAGCTAATCTGGTCTTACCAGTTCGTCTACCTGCTGCTACAACCTTAAAGCGAGACTTGTCTGTCCACACCGTCTGTTGCCACGGTAGCAGGTTTATTTGTAGGTCTTGCGTAGCAGGCATTTAGTACGTCCACACTACTTGTGGCAATGACCTTGTATCAACGTGTATAAAACCTTTAGCAACACCAATACCGTTAAAACCTAACTCTATGGCATTGCGTATAATCGTTGCTCTTTCAACACCGTTACTTACTGCTATGTCAGCAGCTATACCTGTTGTATGTACACCACCTTTACTCTTACGAGCTTCAGCAGGGTGTGTAACGTCTCTATAGCCGCTAGTGATGGTAAACGGAAAAGCACAAGCCTCACGTAGCTCGTCTAACCTATGTATAAACTCAGGCTCTATTTTGTTCTCGCCAGTGTGCTTACAGGCAAACTCGTCTAACGTAAAGTATTTAAACGTCATCTTCTACTTCTCCGTCAATAGTCTCACCAATCGTTATTGGGTTATCTGAATCTATGCCGTTGATAGTGATGCTTACAGCAGCTCTACCGTTACTTAGCTTATCCTTCTCAAAATAGGACAATGGCATAATTCTATCAACAATCAACTTCCAAGCAGCAGATTGATTCTTGTGGTCATCGTCTAACGCAGCATTAAAGATTGAGTCCATTACTTCGCGACTCTTAGGACTAGCTAACATCCTAGCTTTGTACTCTTCAATCGCTGAAGCGTCACCTTTGGGACGACCTACTTTACCTCTGTTACCTTTTTTTAACGAGTTAACTTTACTTTTCTTAGGTCTACCGCGCTTAGGCTTCTCAATATTGGCTACGTCAGTGTCTATATCACTCATTAAACAATATCCTTTAAATGCTTAGTCGCTCTATCAACTAAATAGATTAAAGAGATAACTGCTGCTGTAGCCAAAAGAAAAACAATAAATAACAACATATGTTTTGTCCTCTTTAGGAACATAATAAAAGTACAATAGAAAGCAACGGCAGTTGGCTCTATAGAGTGTACTCGTAATCAGGGTTGTTTTATACCATACTTTTTAGCAAATGTCAAGCATTATTTACAGTAATGTCTATATAGTTGACGGTGCGGATTTATCATTATTAAATAGTCTCCGCAGCCGCCGTTGTTTCCTCAATTAATACAGCAACATAGCACAGGGTTGACTATGCAGCCTTTCTTGCTATTTTATTAGTTAAATTGCACTATTTTGTGTCTAGGTGGCTACTATTATAATTAGCAGAGCAGCGATATGCACCCCCGCCTAAATTGACAACCCCGCTCTATATTGGTGCATTGACAGACTTGGCACGATTCTTGCATGGCAGTCAGCACCGACAGACTTGGCACGATTGTTGCATAGACAGAGTTGGCATGATTGTTGCATCAATGCCTCAGCCTAGATAATAAAGTCATTGCTTTACTATGTTGGCAGGGTTGACAAGTGTGTGTGTCTATGTTGC